TGCTATCTGTAGAGGTTATCCCAATTGAATCACCGTTCCTTTTTGCCTCTAAACCCGCCTGGAATGCGCCGGTAGCTTTCAACTTGATCGGCTCGTCAGGATAACCGTAAACTGTTTGAGAGATAAATGAGTAGTTTGGCATTGTACTCCCGTCACTCCGCACCCCATCTTGCATTCGCTCCCGGTTTATTTCTTCGTAAGCATCCATTGTATTATCAAAAGCATCATTGATTACCTTATCAGTATCCAACGCCTGCACTTTTTTTAATAAGGTCAATATACCGCCCATGGTAGAAATTTAAAAGCATGAGTAAAGCATTGCTGCCTTACTCATGCGGAGCCTTCACATCGGCTTTCCCGGCATTGGGTTTTTCAATATTTTTTTTAGGCGGTACCATCAAAGCGTAAACTTCCTTTAATTGCTTTTCATTTAGGCCATGATGGCTTTCGTGAGCAATAAATTCAGATTCTGTTTTTGTTTTTACCCATTCATCATTAAAGCCTATTCGTTGAAATACCATGATTCAATATTTTAAGCAGGAACCCGGTAAGGAGTTCCTGCATGAGTAATAATTAAGCCGGTTTGGTATGCGTAACAGGTAGCAACTCTGTGTCCGTTACGTTGCCAGCGTCCAACTGTGTAGGCGTAGGAGGTATGAGTTTGATGTTGCCCGTAGCTGTACCATAAGCTGTGCTGTCGTAAGTAACAGCCAACGTATCATCTACGGATACATAAGCCATGGAGGTGATAGCTAAAGCCGTTGCCGGCACACCTGCACCTGATAAAGCGGAGAAACTGGAAGCAAGTGCCGCAATGGCTGTACCGGATGTTGCACCGATGGAATATGCACCCAAAAGGTTGCTGCCTGGTATTTCCATCTTATATTTCAGCACATTTGAAACGTGAGAAACATAACGCAGGTTTACATCCAGCAGGGCAACGATATCCTCAACATTGCCGGTAGTTTCAATCCAGCGGCAATTATCAATGTACTCGCTGTTGCTCAATACCGATGCTGTGATAGTTACTACACCCTCCTCAACATTCTGACCAGTGGCCAGCTTGTTGCCGGTAGAGAATAGTTTGAACTGGAAGCCCTTTGCATTGTCGCCTACTTTGGTAACCCAGAACACTCCGTTGGCATCATACTCGATGATCCTTACGGTTTGGTTGTTGAAAGTCCTGTACCTCTTTAAAAGGTCAGCGCCAGCAAAAACTTTAATCGTATATTTTGGTTTGCCTTCCAAAAGAACAGCAGAAAAGCCCAGGTTCAAAGAGCCTTCTTTGTTGGCCTCTGAATTATCTGCGATGTCCTGCATCTCGTTAATGACAAAAACTTTGTTCGCTGCATCCTTACTTAGTTTTGAGTATTCAGCCAGCTTTGCCAGGAAGGTCTCGGGAGTTGCAAAATCAGCAGGCACAAAGGTTGCGCCAGTGATAAACAGCTTCCTGCCGACGCCCCTGGATTTATCGCAATCCTGTTCGCCTGTATTTGATACGGATGTACCGCATAATGAATAAGCCATGATTTTTTTATTTTAGTTTTTTCAAAAAAGTTTTTTATGATAAATACATGGGCCTTATTTTAATAAAATAAGTATCCCCTGCAGAAAACTTTATACCGCCTGATAAAGCAAAACCTCCGTTAACCGTATCGGGAACTATTTCAACCGATCTGCGCCTTCTTAGCTGCCCAAATGACCTTTGAAATACTTCATAATCCTTCCCGATCAACTCAGGAATGATAACCGATGTAGCCCCGTCAACCGGATCGTAATCCTCTGACCCATCAACGATCAACTCGATATCATCAAAGAACGTTAACCGGTTACTGCTTATCGGGTATGCGCTAACGTCAGCAACTGGATAACCGCCGGATTCAGCGCAGGGCCTTCTTTTGATTTTCAACTTTTCAAAATTCAAAAAAATGGCCTCCGCAAATTTTCCGGAGCCTGGCTGCCCTTGCCAAAACAGATTGTTTGCATCCGTTCCGTTTGGTATGCTGCTCCCTCCCCAATAGGGTGCTATGTGCCTGCTGTATTTTATCCCGCCTTCGCCTGGTTTATGGCTAAACCATTTATCCCGGCGAATTTCAAACAGCAGCTGCTCAGCGATAGGAAGCAAACGAGGTTTAAAAACAATATCCTCCCGTTGCTGCTGAGTGTATTTATTATCAGTGGGCATTGCCAGCACTAATTGAAAAGAAACTTCCTCTTCAATACCTACTGCAGTACCAAATTCCTCATTGAATTTATACACCAGCCAAACCAAAGGAAAGTTGCCCTCCGCCTTGTTTACGCTTTTTATTACCTGTTGAAGCAGGCCTTTATCAAAGAACACATCAAACGGGTCTGTTGCCCTTGTGCTAAAAGAGGCATCCACCCTGGTAACAATATCTTTTATGATATCAGGCAGGAACGGCTTTACCATGCTGAAACCCCTTTTATGGTTGGCCTCAATGTGGCTGCACCTGTTTCACCTTCCAGTACTGCAATCCTTTTAAGAATTGCATCCCGGTCATATTTGATACTGTTTGCCGTTTCCCCTTGTCCTGACGCAGTATCGGGTGTACTTAGAATTAAGTACAGCACCGATATTGCAGCAGTTTTTAAGAGTAACATATTGACTACATCGTAAGTACTTGCGCCGACCACTCCGGCATCCAGCAGAGCCGCCTCAAATACGTTTGCATCTGAAGTAGAGAACCCAACCTGAGCCTTTATGTATTCGGTGTTTGTCATTATACAAATGAAGCCTGAACGGTTTGCGTTTTTAATACATACACCGCATCAATGTTGATCGATGGGAAGGCGTTCATTTCCATTCCGGTAAATTCTACCAGCGGATCTGATTCAGCCCATTTGCTTACCAGGGTAGGACCGAATTTCGCATAGGTCTTGTTTGCTACCTGGTGCATTTCTTCCATTGAAACAGCATTGAACAGGGTGCCAATCTTTCCATCGGGAACAAACGCCACGTTGTTGTCGTCAAAGCCACGTACATAAGTAGGTGCTCCGTCAACTTCAATGTGTGTGTTATGCTCAACGATCTCGATCATTGGCCACCTGTTTGCCATAAACATTTCGTTTACGCTGTCAATGGTTACAGCATAGGCGCTGGTTGTTTTGCCGGTATTATAAAAAGTGGCAATGAAGTTTTTAACCTCCGTTGTTTTCTTGAAATAATTCCACAGCCTCATTGACATCAGGATTTTGCCAAATGTGCGGCCCCTGGTATCACGGTTGATGGTGATAAAGTTTTCAATATCCGTGATCGGTGTTGCGGTTGCTGAAGTCTGCCAGGCCACAGGTACGCCCTGCGATTGGTAAGACTGAGCCAGAAAATCAATTGTACCGTAAGCCACGCCATCGGGGTTGTTGGTGGTATTGATATCAATTGACAACGTGGATATTGCCTGGAGCAACATAAGATCAACACGCTTGTCACCTGATACAGAAGCTTCCTGCAGGTCTTTGTTAAGAAACTGGATCAATACATCGCTGTTACCACCGGCCAAAGGCAAAGCACGCAAAACCTCCAATGACCTCATATCATCCTGGTTCATGCGGAACTTTTCTTTAATGGCGGGTATCTTGCCTTTGTACAATTCCAGTTTGTTGCGGCTCCTTAATGGTGCCGGCGCATCGCTGTCAACGATAGACGCAGCTGCGGCGATACGATCACGGCCAATTGCGCTGTCGAAGTTCAGTGACATTTGCGGCAGGCCCAGGTTAAGCCAACGCCTCCAAATGGACTGCTGTTCTAAATTAGCCTGTGATGCGTCGATCAAGGCTTGCAGATTTTGGCTCTGAGCCAACGTCTGAAAATATGAAGGTATTATCACTGTAGGTTATTTAGATTGTGAAAAAATGATGTTCTTCATTCCTGTCAGCGCAGCCAAAGCGGTGCTGTAAGTGAATGGTATTCTCCTTGCGTAAACAGTACCACGGATCACCAATGAAACACTTTCGCCAGTGTTGGCCAATGTGTCGTCATAAAGTAAACCGTTGATTGCTGGCAATGCTGCTGCACTGGCACCGGTTGCGGTTGAAGAAAAGAAATTTGCGCCTGCTGTTAATGCCACGCCGAGGGTTGTGCCAACGGTAAGGATATCGTACAGGGTACTGGTGGTGGTATCAATCGCTGTGATTGCATACGCTTTACCTCCAACTACCGAAGCAAGGTATTTGCCCACAACAAACGTGTGGCCTTTCTTTACCTGGTAAGTGGTTGCTACATCCGTAGCATCGGCGTACAATACAGCACCGCCCCACAATGTTGCAACCCTTGTGGCCTCATCGAACACAAATCCGGTACCTGCCGGGATCACTGCCCCAGCGGTCAAACCTGTGGCGGCAAGGGAGAAGCCTCCCTGAGCAAGCTGGATGTCTTTGCCAGTGCCTTGCCAAATGGGAATAGAATTTACTCCTACCTCCCTTGTCATTCCTATAGACATGATTTAAATTTTTGTTTTTAAAAATGTTGTTACGCTGTCACTGCTTTCGCAGATTGTGCAGCTTGTTTGTCTGCAAAGGCTTTTATCTCAGGTGAAACGGCCTTTGCGCCATCGCCTCCACCTGTGCCCGTTTTGGGCGCTGAAAGAACACTTAACCCCGCATCGGTCATATCCTTTTTAAAAGCTGCATAGTCGGTTGTTACTTCAGTAACAAAGTCCTGCAATGCTTCTTCTGTTTCAGGAATAGCCCGTTTGCCCCAATAGCTTACCGGAACCTCTTTAAGCAATTCGGTTGCCTTGCCTTTAATGGTGTTGGCCACCTTTTCGCCTTTGATCGCCGCCAGGTCCTGAGCCAATGTTTTATTTTGCTCAATTAATGCTTTCGCCCAGGCTGGCGTGTCTTTGTCCGTTTCCAGTGCTGCTGCGGCCTCCGCTGCTTCACGGGCTGCTTTTTCGGCAGGCGTTTCACCGGCGGGGGTTTTCAGTTTTGCCTCCAATGTCCTTACCTTATCATCGTCTTTTGCGATGTCTGCAAAAGGATAAACTTCGTCCATGGCTGCAAGGGCGGCATCAATCTTAGTCTCATCGTCAATAACCTTTGTTTCAATTTTGGTCGCAATAGCTGCCAATCTTGTTTTGCTCAGGTTTATGCCGGGATACTTAACTTTAAACGCCGCAATGATTTTTTCTTTCATTTAAAATTGAATTTTGATTTATGTAGACATGGCAATGCCGTTGCACCTTTTTCAGTTGCACCGTTTGCGATGTTTTTTAAAATAGGAATGCCGCTGTACAGAACTGCCAGCGGGGAACATAAAAACGAGAAGTTTTTATTTATAAGGATATTCAATTTTCATGTATGAAAGCTATTATGCTTTAAATACTTCGTAAATGTAGAATATTATTTTAATACGGAAAGTATTTTTTCAATAATAATTTTTCTTGAAATAAAATAACCGCCTGTAGAAACAAGCGGTTAGTAATTATCCAAACTTTAAAAATCAAAAAAACCTATTGAGCCGGGGCCGGCGGAGTATCCACTAAAGGCTTCTTACCCAACAAAACCAGCGCTCTTATTTCATCCTCTGTTAAACTTTCCAGCACCTTATTTGCCACCAATGGACTTAGCCCATTCAAAGCCTTCAATGTTTTCGCAATGGTGGAATTTTCGTCAGCGGACGTGCCTTGGGTGTTTATTTCGGTTATCTCCGCCTCCGCATCGCTCACCAAAGGGTTCAATTTGATAGCCGTTTCCTTGCTGATTATTCCAGCTCCCAATGCCTTAGCCAGGGTTTCCACCTGTTCCATATGATTCTCAGGCAGGAAGTATTTAAACACAGGTTTAACCGGCATGGGCAAGGCAGGTTTTAGTTTGTCGTCAATCACAGACAAAGCGGCCTTTATATAATTCACCCGGCGTTGCAGGCCCTCACCAAATATCTCCTCCTTATCGGCGGCCTTTAAATGGGCGTCCATAAACATAGTTTGCATGGCCACGGTAGAGAAATACCCCAGGCTCTTTAAATTGTCGAAAGATACGTCTGGCGTGCTGGTAAGTGAATAAATGAATTTCTGCAGGTTATCCATTTCCATCCGCATTGATTCCGGCAGGCTGTCATACGTCAGGTATTCGGCGTCTGCACCTTCTGACATCTCCAACACCTTTCCACTTTCCCCCTTGCCTGAAAATCCTTTTACATCGCCCTTTGCCTTTACAATAGGGCTGTCATAATAATCATTCGTGTCGGCATGGTTGCTTATTTTGGTTTCCAGCCTTTCAATCAATGGCTGCACGTCCTCCCACTCTGTAAGCGGCTGCCAATAATAAATTACAGGGATTTTCTTAATTACATTCGGGATACTCTTAAAACCTTCGCTGTACACCCTGGCGGCATCAGCAAACAGCCATGAACTATTTACATTTTTTGAGTAGTAAATTTGATCAGCAGTGTAGACGTCAAAATGGTTTATTTCTTTACCCTCCTCATCCTTGATCTTATACCCACGGCCAAAGGCTACCATGTCGCCGTACTCATCGAATACAGGGTAAAGTGTATCTCCTTTGCATGCAGATAAAACTTTCATGGATAGCTTAAATTTGCCGTCTATGTTGGTCCCGTTCCAATAATCCGCATCGGCTTCCTTTGTGTACCACAATTCCGCTGCGTGCCTTTGTGCCATTACTTTTTTTGCAATGGATTTAAAGGAATAATCCAGCTTATTATCATCCCAGGTTTTATTTATCCCGGCAAATAGATTTTCCTGCGCATCACCCTCCGGAGTGCACTGCAGTTTTGGGGTGCCAAGGAAAGCCGCTGATACCAATACAATTTTTTTCTGAATGGCCAAGGGCAGACGGGCAACGGGGACAGTGCCGGTAATCTGCCCATCATCGTCTTTAAGTACCTTATCTGGTCTGGTTGTCTTGCTTGCAATTTTGTGATCTTTGGGGTTATACTCACTGAAACTTTCTGCCATCGTTTTAACTATGCAGTGGGCTTCAAGTAATGACTGGCAGCGGTTCATATCGCCGCCCTGCATTAATGTTAAAAGGTCTTGTAAGTTCATGGTATTTTTTTTATCTGAAATAAGCTGACTTACCAGCAAGTGATTGCCTTGTTGAATTTTTATATTTTGAAAACTCTTCCTTCAATAACTCAGTTATAAAGTACCGCTTCGCATCGGAAAAATGCCCATAGCGTTCAAATGTTACACCGGTGCTTACATCCTTCACTTTATCCTTTTTCATCTTGCCGTCCTTGTCCTCTTTTACCGAATAATAGTCTTCAATTGAAAGAGTGCAGGTATCGCTTATTGAAATGGAATAGCCGTTAAACCCTTGCTCATATATTTCATTTATAAATGCTGCACTCAATGCGATTTCGGGGGCAGATTTGCCTACCCTTGACGTGACTTTAAAACCGGCTTTCCTTAACTCGTCTATGTATTTGATAAAAAATGATGCGTTATTTTCATCAACTGTACTTTTTGCGGATGCGGACGGATCTCCGTAAACAAAAACTACGTCCTTGTAATTTATCTTTCTCAGCCAATTTATAAGGAGATGGGCGGCTTTTACCGCATTGTTATAAGGATCAACAGCGGCGATCTCGTGAACCTGGTTAATTTGGGTGCCTAATACCTGCCAAACTGAACAGGTCACGTATGGATTGACGTTATTATCCAGTGAAACATGAATAGTGGAAGATGCTACAGTTATACTCCTTACGTGCCTGGTTACATTAAATTGCTTCCAAAACTCCCCGCCGGCCTGTATTGGTTGGGGATTTTGCTGATATAGCGCTTCATAGGTTCTAATTGATTGCTGCCTTACAATATTCAATTTTTCAAGACTGTGCTTTGAAGGCCAAAGAGCCTCCCCGATATTTCGATGATCCTCTTTACTCGATTCATCCACCTTCACAGCAGGCAAAGAAAGCACCACCCATTTTTCGCCGCCTGATTCCATCTGCTTTAGCAGCTTTCCACTAAGATCGTTTACATCCCACCTGGTTTGCGTGATAAGTATTGATGTGTCGTTGTGGATTCTAGAATAAAGCACATCGGTATACCAATTCCAGTTCCTGAACTGCGAAGTTGAGGACATAGCCTCTAAACTATCCTTTACAGGATCATCAATGATTGCAAAATCTGCAGGCGTTCCGGTAAGGCTCCCACCAACGCCCACCGCCTTTAAAAAACCTCCTTCACCAACCGTTTCAAATATTTCACTGTTTCTCAGCCATGACCCGGAGACACTCACCACATTGCTTTTATTCAATTTGGTGCAGGGAAACACTTCCTTGTATTCTTTGCCGTCAATTATCCTTTGGCAATCCCTGTTGAATGATGAAGAGAGGTAGGATGAGTATGATGCCAAGACTATTTTTGCTTTTGGATTTTTTCCCAATAAATACGCGGGTAAATTTCTGCTTACCAATTCGCTTTTACCATGTTGGGGGGGCATGAACACCATTAGCCTTTTTATTTCTCCTTTTGAAAATTTGTCCAAATACTCGCATAACAACTTGTGATGCCAGTTAGCCTCATAGGTCGGCTTCACATACTCCACAAAGTCCAATAAATTACGCCTGGCCAGCTCCGCCCTTGCGTTGCAGTTCAGCAAGTGTTCGTAATTCATTGTCGGATAATTTTGATAAATCAAAATGCTTTATATCGTTCCCGTCCTTGTCTGTTTGGGCAACCTTTGATGGTGCATAATCCCCCTCCATCTTGTTTAACTCGGCAATGGCATTGCGCCTGTCCGTTGCATCCGGTTCAGCCGGGTACTCCATTATCTTGCCGCCAATAACAAAGGGTCTTTTGATCTTCAATGTGCCGTTGGCTATTTTTGTCAGCACCTCCTTTCGCTCATCTGCGGTCATTATAGCCTTTTTACGGGCTTCGATGGCTGCCTGTTCATCTACCTTGGTCAGCCTTTCTTTTAATGCCTGTTGCCTATCTATGTGCTGCTCTTGGGCTGTTTTCCAATGCCTATCAAACGTTGTTCTGCTTATTCCCCATTTATCCCCAATTATTCCCAATAGATGCCCCCTGCCTTTGCCTTGCTCAATCCCTTTTATGATTGCATCGATTATTATTTGTTTGTCGGGCTTAGGCATCTTCTATAAAATTGAGCGCCGGGGTGGAATTGAACCCCTCCTGCTGGCTGGTTGCCTGCTGTGCTACCGTAACACTTCCGGCGCTTGTTAATTGCCTTTCGGCTAATGTTATTTTTTCACCTTTATACATTCCTGCTCCCATTTCATCTATCTTGGAAAATGGTAATATCGGTACGGTTATTTTACAGGTTTTGTCGATTAGGTAGATATATCTAAATTGAAAACCTTTTATCTTTTGCCATCCTTTGTGTTCGGTATCTAAATATTTTTTCCAATTTCCATACTTATTCATCAATGATTTACTTGATTTTATGGTCATTGAATGTATTTTATTGCCATTAGGCAAAAGAAACAAATCGCTATTTTCTTTTATTAATGTCAAGTTAAATCCGCTTGCCCTGTAGATTGTTCCATCTCCACAATCACAACCATCAGCATAACTTAAAACCCATTTTATTTGTGGTGCGTTTTTTTTAATCAATTTCATTGCAATAGATATAACTCTACTTTCTGAATACTTTGGTAAATATTCATCAAATGCCATTCTATTTAGTTCTAAATAATCATTCCAGCCTGTATTTTCAACTAATCCTATTGTTTTACTTTTATCTAAAGAACTTCCAAAAGACATAACACCGTGCAATTTATCGTCCAAAAACGCTCCAAAATGCAAAGAGCTATTTTGAACGACTTTACCTGAATAATGATGTTTCTTTACAAACTCATTTGCAATCTTTGCAGGTATTACTTTAACGATTATTTCTTTTGCTCTGCCCATTGCATTACGATTAAATAAAGTGCGTTACCGTTGCTGTTTTCGTTTCCTGATGTTTCCATGTATTTGTATTTATCAGTTTGCTTTATATCCGCAATGGCATTTTGAATTTCAATCGCCTGTTCATCTGCAAGGGTAAAGGTCATTTGTTGAAATGGTGCTTTTTCACCATCAGGCAATGAAAAGCCTTCTCCTAAATCATCTGGACTTAAATCAAATCCCGGCAGATCCAATCCCCACTTTTCCAAATCTTCAGCCT